CTAAGGTAGAAATAATACCAGCGGTGCGGATTGGGCGAAGCGGCCCAATTGTCGAATTTCTGCCCTGATATGGCCCGCTTCGGCCAGAGCCATCTCTAAACTTTGGCTGCTGCCCAGACTGAATTGCGGTGTGTCTACAATCCATTCACCAATCGGACTATCGTCGACAAAAAGCATGACACGATAGTGTTCGCGTTCTTCTGCCATTACCTGATCCACACCGTCTTTCCAGCCATTGTCGATGCGGGATCGCCGAACCCAGCGGGCCAACAATCCCCCGTCGGCTGTCCATCGCAAAGCACCATGCACTGGTGCAATAGGCGTAATGGCATGGGCTTTGATACGCGCTGAAGCCTTGGCGGGACTGACATCGCCAAGGCCTAGTGCCTCGACTTGCACGTCATCGCCGGTCCCAAAAGTCCGTTCGTCAATCAACCGCGCGCTTTCCGGCGAAATCAGCACAAATGGCGCGGAGGCAGGATGCGGCACGATGCTGTCGTCCAGCCCGAAACAGCCGCGTAACAGTCGGGAAAAGCGGTAGATTCCATGGCCCAGATCTTCACAATTTCCGTAGCGGATGAATTCCCCGGATAGCCAGACAATCGGGGCATCTTCATCCAGGGGCGATCCGCTGCGATTTGCTATGTCCATGCTGATATTCAACATTTGTACGCGCAAACTTGATCCTTCGTCGATCAGATGCGGTACATGTGGTGGCAAAGGATCAATCGTTGTTCCGATGGTTGCCGGTTGCGCCGTGCTGCCAATATCCGTTTGTGCCCCAGCATTGCCCAGCGACAATGCCGCCCTGCGCCAACCTGCACTTGTACCAGCCGCGAACACTGCAATGCCCGGCTTTCCAGGATCAGTAAGGCCAGCGGCTGGAAGTTCTACAACAACAATGCGGGTTTCTCCGACCGACACATCAGGAGAGGACACCAATCGTCCGGGCGACGCCGTGCTTTCTATTTGATCAGAGTGTTTGACGGAAGCGCGCGCAGTGATCTGGGTGGACCCAAAGCGCCGTTCGATCTCGATAATCTGCCAGATACCGCCCGTTTCATCGACAAAATGGTCACCGCAACAAAATTGCGCCCCATTTTCAATGATGTCGCCGCGCCAGATATGGCGGCGGCTCTGCATGTCCAATAGTCTGTTTTCGACCAATTGCTTTGCAACGGCGGCATCAAGAACGGCGGGCAATTCAATGCTGCGTTCTATCGCGGAAAAACGGCCGCGCGCGCTGCGTTGCAGGCTGGTCTGAAAATCCCGCTCTCTGTCGTAATAACGAAGGGTCATAATGTGCGGCAGGCGGCTTGCAGGCTCGATGGTCTGGCGCGGCTTTTCAAACGCGACGTTATTTTCCGAATGCACAGATATTATCGGATCGGCAGGTACCGGCAAAATGGGTGCATCACTGATGCACAGAACACCGCCCCGCACCCGGCACTCCATCGAAAAGCTTTCCTCCAGCAATGCAAGTGGTGCCCGGGCAGTCGAGCCTGCGAGCGCAAATCCGCGCATGGTCTGGGCGCTTTCGCCCGTGACGGCGCCGCCGGTTGCCACGTGAAATATTTCCGCAACGGGCACATCGCTGTCCCTTTCGAACAATTCGAAAGTGAGCGAGGGGATGCGATTGCCAAAGTCGGCGAGCTGCAAATCTTCGAATAACGCATATGCAATGCCGCGATGAGCCGGGCAATTTTCCGGGCCTTCGGCGGATGCCATTAACGGATCGGGAGCCTGGTCTTCATGCCCTGTATAAATCCTCAACTGCGTCTCGACCTTCAAATCGCCGGCGGCACCGCGCAACAAATTACCATCCGCCCAGATGCGGCCCACCCGCACTATGGGCCGACTGGACAAGGCGACGGCCATGCTGACCGAATAGGTAAAATTGACCGTAGAAGGCCGCCCTTTACCCCCTCCGCTTTTGGCCCGACGTTCGACCAGATCGGTTGCCCAGATGACCGTTCCGGCCACCCGCATGGTTCCGAAATGCGCGGGCAGTTGGCTGCCATAGCTGGAAATCTGGACGTCAAGCTCTTTCAGCCGCGCGCCCTCGCGCGATTTCGGCGCAAACAGTGCATTGTCAATCCGCTGGCCGAGCGCGGCACCGATGGCGCCGCCGATGGGCCCCCCAATCGCTGAACCCACGACGGTTAAAACAAGGGTTGCCATTTCATTCTCCTAAGACGCGCCAACGGCCGACCAGGGGCCAGGGCAATGGTAAAGGGGTCAGCACGACCCGCCGCAAACCGGCATGGGCATGGACAACGCCGCAATCGGTCAAAATCGCCATATGTAGCTGACGCGGGGCGGTTTGGCATAAAAGCAGGTCGCCCGATTCCATGCTTTCCCGCCCTAGATTTTGAAAAAGAGCGCGATCAAAAAAAGCTGAAATGCGGTCCAGATATTCACCACGAAGGGTATAATCGCGTGGAACCTCATCCGGCATGATATGACCTGCCAGAGCCAGCGCAACAACGCCAATGCAATCCAGCCCCGCAAGCGGGCATCTTCCGCCAAGCTTATAAGGTACCCCGACAAGATCGAGCGCCCTTTGTGCAATTTCCCGCCGCACATCAATTGGCACCGGGATAACGGGTCAAAAGATCATTCCCTGGCAAATAGGGCTCACCGCGAAAATTGACCGCATTGCCAAATCGCACAGCGCAGGTTGCGATCTGTTTATCGCAACCTTCGAAAATCTCCACCCTGGTCCCCGGCGCGATTCCGCCCATCTGTGATCGGGGCAGCTCCACATAGTCCGCGCCGCTCCCGATGATATCGAACGACCGTCCGCAATTATCACCGCCAAGCACACGCAGTTGGCCATAGGCAAATATATTTTCGGCAAATGGCACTGCAGTCTCGACCATGAGGCGTTGTTCCTCTGTTCGGACCAAATGGCATTTATGTAGATACTTCTGTCGGTTCAAACCGCAGGCGGCGTCGCAAAAACCGGCGCGGCATGAAGGTGAAGTTTGGGGCGCCACCGCCCGGTCAAATACCGTTTTCAAACCCAGAAATTCGGCCTCAAATGCGTCGGTTGAATAGGATATGGAACCTAGCTCTCCACAGGCAAGCAAACGCCGTTCCGCCGCTAGATCCTGCCAATCAAAGAGGAAAATTTCCAGATAGGCCCCATCCCAGCGGCCCGCTGCCAAGTCTTCGGCCCGTATGGCATCAGATGTCAGTGCGCCATGCACATCCAGCCCGTCATTTTCGAGACCGAGGCTTTCGACCACAGTCGTCGGTTTCAAACCCGGACTGGCCTGCAGCAGCACCCCGTCATGCACCACATTCTGATCATGGGACGTAAAACCGAGCGTCACGCCGTCACTGCGCTCCAGACGCCACCCATAAACGAGCGAGGTAACGCCTGCATCAAATGGGTCCGCCATCAGAATGTTTCCTTCAACTCAACAAGCGGTACTGACGGCATATCGCCCGCACCAAAGGTCGCACAGGCCACTTCAAGCCGGTCTTCGGCAAAGCGCACCGGCACATCGAAAAGATATCCGGCGGTGATTTGGACGCCGCTGGCCGGAGCGGTGGCAAATTCAACGACGCCAAGGCCCGTCAATATCCAATCATCGGCGCGCTCCCCATTCAGCGCGACCAGAATACTGCCCACGCGTGGGCGTGTAATCCGGCGGATTTGTGCCGCGTCGCCATAATGCTTCACCAAAGGAAAGGCGGTGCGAACGCCGTCGCCGACCCCCAATATCTGGTCCATCATCATGGGCTCACCCGTCATGGCGTGGGAGCTGAAATCAAAGGGATCGCCAAAGCGGAAACCAATAGCGGCACCGCGCCGCGCCCGGAAAAAGGCAAGAAGCCGGGACAGTTCCGCCTCAGAACGGACGCCGGGGCCAACATCATAGCTGAGCCGGGCATCGGACCAGCTGCTGTTGCGCTGCTCATGCCCTGACAGGGTCGTGACAATGTTGGTTGAAAACTCGGCAGTCGCCATCGCCGCGCGGCCGATTTCGAGTGGAAAGGGAATGTCATCAAAGGACTGCATGGCCTCTGTCTCCTGCGCTAAATCAAAAATGGTAAAGCCATCGCGGGCCACCTGCGGAAGCGCCCAGATGAAGCTGTGCGCGGTACCCCTTGCCTCTGCCTGCGCCGCGGCTTGCGCGATGGAGCGCCATTGCTGCTTGTCCTCCGGATAGAGCACAAAGCCTGCAAAATACTGCTGCTCAGCGACCGGATAGCCCAGCCGTTCGGCCATCAAGGGAACTGCCCTGCCGGTCGATCCATGATCGCCCCGGATAACCCAATCATAATCCTCAAGCTGAAGCACATCGAATGCAGGTGCCGCCCAACCCAGCGGAACATTGGCCCGCTTGGCCTCCGGAGAGAGGGGGTCGAGAACAGTCGGCAAATAGACCAGCAGCAGCGTTTCAGCCCCCGCCGGTCCTGCTGCGTCCTTGGCCGCGTCGCACAAGGCCGCCGTCGACGCGGCCAGTAATTCCCCCGCCCGGTCGAGCAGGGCATTTTGCGCCCCTGTTTTCGCACCCTTAATCTGTGGTATCGGGACCAGTTGGTCACCAAAAGCAGCCTTGGCGGCATCGTCATAAAGGCTGATGCGGCCATCGGGCATGATCCACCACCAAGGCTCGCCAATCTGGAACTTGACCGGCAAGCCCGCCTCGATCTGGATCGTGACAAAGGCCCTCGCGACGATCTGAAGATAGCCCATCGCGCCGCTATGAGCGGGTGAGAGCAAGGTGGACGGCGGGACCCAGCCGGTGAGCGCCGGGTCGCCATTTTCCGCGCGCTGTTTCCAGTCGTTCCAGCAATGGGCGTCCAGCAGTTCATAGCTGAGCGAGAAAATCAGGTCGAAGCCCATCGCCTTCGCCCGTTCTGCAAAGTCACGATGCCATGCCGCGCAAGGGCTATTCAGCACCCCGCCTGCAAGGCTGACATAATGTGCACTGTCCACGGGCTCGAGCCGGAAATAATGGCTCATCCCGACATAATGATTGATCACATCGCGATAGCCGAGCGCATGGATCTGGCGCAGCAGGCGTTCGGGTGTCTGGTTATAGCCATCATCATAGCCGGTCGCCATTTTGAACCGGTGCTCGGGCAGCAGAACATCGCCCGTATCAAGCATAACGCCCGCCCCGTCGCAGCTTATTCCGCTCAGTTCGACCCAACCCTCGGCCGGGGTCGCAAGATTGCCCGCTCCCCCCGTATAAGTGGGCGGGACAAGCGACAGAAACATCTGGTCGATATCGCCCGCATAAACGGGGTCCGCCTCCCCCGGCAGCAGGAAGCCGCCGTCAAGATCGCTGAACTTCAGGGTGATTTCGGCATCTTCAGGCGCGCCGCTGGCATAGTTCCACAGCCGCACATACCAGCTTCTCGGCTGGCCCGCGGCATCGCGCCCCGAAAGGGTCAGCGTCGGACCGTTGACCGCATCGAGCGGCATCAACCCATGCGAACGCCAGCGAAAGCGGAGCGTCAGCCGCCGATAATCGCGGTTCGTTTCATAGGCGAGCAAGGGGTGGTCCCACCGGTCTTCGCTTTCCCAGATCAGGCCTGCCAGATCGTCATTTTTGTAAAAGACCGCATCGGCGCGCAGGGAATCCGGCCCAGTGGACACCACCGATGCCATCATCGGACGGGGGAAATTGACCGTCCAGAAACGCGGGTCGAAGCGCATCATCGGGCTGGCCGTTTGCCGCCGCCTTTTGTCACATAACCAGAAGGACATCGTTCACTCCCGTGCCAAAGCCTGCCGCAGCGCCCGGGCGACATGGCGGCTTGACCGCTGCAACGCCTCTGGCGCGCTGCCGCGTCCGTTGTCGGACACATGGATGGTCAGGTTCAATTGGGTCGATACCGGGGTCGTGCCGCCGGTTTCGATCCGCCCGCTGCTGGTAGGTACAAACAGTTCGGGACCGCGCTCACCCACGCGATAAGCACGTCCGGGTGATACAGGGCCGCCCGTGGCCCTGCCCGGTGCCCCTAGCACGCCACCAAGGACCGACCCCAGAGAGGCAAGTAGCCCGCCGGCACCGCCCTGCCCGCCACCGCCCAGACTATCGAGGCCAGAGCGTATCGCCGCGGTGGCGATTTCGGACAGCACCGAAAGAGCAACCCGGCGTAAATCTTCAAAGCCGAATTTACCGCGTTGAATGGCACCCATTAAGCCGCGTTCTAGCGCAGCACCGGCGCGTTCCAGACCATCTGCAAATGGGCCGTCCAATTCAGCGCGCATTGTCGCAATGTCAGAAGCAAAGCTGCGCGTGTCGGCGCGGACCGCAACCACCAGTCGTTCAATTTCTTCATCCATCGGGAAATAACTCCATCAATGTGTGCAGCGCCGCGCTGTCGGGCGGGGTTTCTGTGAAAGCGGCGCCGACGCTGAAAATGCTGGCCAGTTCGCCAGGCGTCGCGTCCCAGAAATCATGGGGTCGCCACCCCAAAATCCAGACGCACTGCGCGAATATCTGCAAGGCATTATGGGAAAAGCTCATCTTGCACCCAAAATCTGCACCAATATGGATTTCAGGGCAGGGGTCGCCGCCGAAAGTCCGGCTGCAACCACTTCCTCGGCAAAGGCTGCCCTCGAAATATCCGGCGGGGCGTCATGACGGCAGTGCCAGAACAGCGCCACCATTTCGGACAGTTTCAACTGTCCTTCGGCGGCACGTTCGACCAACGCGAAAAGTGAGCCCAATTCAGCTTCGGCGGCGACCAATGCTGCAAAACTGGGGCGCAGCATGATTGCAGCATTTTCCGTCTGTAGAACCGCCTCGCCGCGCGCGGGATTCAGATGCGCGGTCATAACGACACCACTGGGCCAGAGCTTTCCAGCGCCAAGGTGTAAGATCGCTCACCATTGAAATCACCGGCATAATCGAGGCGCGCTACAAGGAATTTTCCGCGCAGCCGCTCGCCGCTTTCAAAGCTGAGTTCATAGTCGTCGAGCAGGCCTGACAACGCATTGTTCTTTATCCTTATTTCGGCCGCAGAGCCGGTAAATACACCAGCGCCTGACACGGAAACCGAACGTATACCGGCACCCGACAACAACTCGCGCCATGCGCCAGATCCCTTATTGGTAATCACAATAGCATCACCATTGATCGACAATTGGGTCGTTCGTAATCCGGCGACTGTGGTGAAAACGGGCGTCGCGGCACCGTCCCCTATCTTTAACAGGAAGGCGCTTCCTTTTTCGGCTGGCATGGTTATGTTCTCCTTCATTAGACGACTCACCGGGAGAGGAGATCGCCTTGTTGACAATGATATTGGCCGCAACGACGGTCGTTGCAGCACCGCAGCAAAAGGCGGACGCTCCGCCCTGTCCTTCGGGGATTATTCTTGTGTCGAAATCGGCCGCACCGGAACGCGACACGCGGATGGAACCGCAATTGCCGCGCGCGCATGCAGATCCGAAAGGCCCGGCAGTGCTATTGCCCGCATGCAAGGTCGAAGAGCGGAAGAAAAAGGACTTCCCCCTGGCGTGACAGCCGGGGTCAGGACGACCCTATGGATGCGTTCCCGGCTTAAGTTGCCAATAGTCTTAACCGATGTTCCACAAGCCCTGCCCACGGCCCCGCTGCATCGCGCACGACCATGGACCGTAAAAAGGTGATATTGGCCAAATGCCAGCCGGGCATCTGTCGCGGCAAGGCGGCAATGGCGTCCTCGAGATGCGCCATCAAATCCGCCATCTGCTCGGCATTTTCGCCTTCATCCCAAAGTATGAGCGGCAGACGAATCTCCCGCCCCGTAGCTGTTTTGGTGCTCCAGTCGCTGACCAGAGCGTCGCCAATTGCCACATAAGGAAACACCGCGCGCGGTGGAGGCCCGTCATACACGCCGCTCAATTCGGCAGCTAGGACAGGATGTGCCTCCAAAGCGGCAACGAAGGCTGCCTGAAGGGTGATGAGGGCGTCGGTCATTTTCCAAAATTCCTGAGTTGGGGATCGGCGAGCATGCGGCGGCGCAAATTGCGCCCTGACAATACAACGCCATCATCAGCGGCGTGTATCTGGACGCCGGGTAACGCCGCTGTTCCGGCCAATCGTTCAATCGTGCGCTTGACGATCCGGGCCGCGCGCTGGTCGGTGGCCTTGGCGAGTTTTTCAAACATATCATCATCCTTCCGCTCCGCATTGGTCAGCAAGCGGAGCATGAGAGAGCTATCGCTGCTCTTCACATGTAAGCAGCATCTGTGCCGGTTCTCGCGGGTCACTGATGACGCTGCGGATTGCGAGATATCTGCCGCGCCACGTCAGCCGGGTATTCAACCCGACCCCTTCGCGTTTCCGCATCGTGACCTGCCAGCGGGGCAGGGCCGAAAGTGCATCGGCGCGAACCAGATCGCCTGACACCAACGGCATCAATGCGGCCCATGCGATGCCGTCATAGGCATATTTCCCACTCGGTCCGCCGCGCACATTGCGAATGTCGAGACGCGTTTCCAGAACCACCCGCTCACGCAGGGTGCCGGTAAATTCAGCCATAAGCTTTTCCTCTGTTATATCAGTCGCAGCCGCCGCCAAGGCAGCAGCAGGACCCGCGCGGCGGCAGGCGGTCCTGCATCGGTCGCACAATCACGATGGGCATAAAAATGGGCTGCGAGGCGCAGAACGCCCAGCCGCAATATTTCAGGCAAGCTGGACCAGTCCGGCGCCAATCCCGATTGGCAGGAAATTTCCACCCGCCCCGCTATTCCGGGGTTGATTATCCGGATATAGGCGTCTCCGTGCGACCCGATCTTTGCTTCCCATGCGTCATTGGCAAGCAGAAAGCGGGCACCCTCTGCCGGAACGCCGGTGACAGCAGCAATGCTTTGGACAGGCACTGCCTCCAGGATTTGCCATCCCGAACAAGCGCTCAAAATTTCCGACGCATTGCGGCGGATCAGGATCGTGCGCGTGAATTGTTCGGCATGGCCCAAGGCTGCCATCACCGCCGCCGCCAGCGAAGGATCATCCTCCGCAGGTTCGACACGCAAATAGGCTCGCGCCTCGTCCAGCATCGCGCTGTCGAGGCCGAGCGGATCGAGGCTCAGCATTTTTCTATCCTTTTTAGTGGGTAAATTTCCGGCGTAAGGCGCGCGAAGAAATTAGATTTTGCGCTGGCCCATTATGGTCAGCCCTGCTTTTATCGTGATCGCGGACCCGGCAATTTCGGTTCGGAACAAAAGCTGGACCGGACCGCCTGTCGACCCTGTCGTAACCAGATAGCGTGCGGATACAGGGGTGTTGCTATTGGCCGTCCGCACCGCCGGGGTGGCGGCGTTGGTCGCGCTATCGGCAATTTGTTCGATCATGTTCGGCGTTGTCCCTGTGACTACAGAAACCATCTGCCCAATGACCGTGCCCGACGGAATATCAAGGGCAAGCGCCAAACCTGTCGAGATCGCCGCAGACTGATAGGCGCCGAAAATTTCCACGAGATAGCTGGTTTCCGGTTCCGCCTCGAACGACATGCCGGTTACGGGTGCCAAGGTCACCAAATTGCTGACGACATCTGCACCCAATTTCTGCCAGCTCCACGGATCAATGGCTGTTTCGCCCTGTTTCGCAAGTGGCTGATGGCCGTTGGGCGCGGTTCCAACGGTCAGCCGGGCCTCGTCGGTCATCAGATACACTTCGCCCCGCCGCAAACCGTTGGCGAGCGCTGCTGCGTCAATCTGCGCTCGCGTTCCGCGTTTGTGCGTCAGGCTAACCATCAGAAAGTACCACAGTCGACATCGCCCACCGCCAAGGTCACAAAGGCATTGCCTGTGTCCTTGATACAGAGCATCGATGAATTGACACGAAGTACCCCATCGGTTCCATTTGTACCAAATAAATAACCGGAAACACCCCCTGCTACGACGGCAACCTTTTCGTCGAGATCGGACGACGGGATGTTCAGCGCCGCCTTGAACGCATTGACGGTGATTTTGCCTTCTTTCTGTCCGGTCGCCGACGCATCGTGCAATATGAGCATATCCGCCGCCCCGTCGACCGCGGCGATGGTGGTCAAATCATCAATGGGCGGGACCACCGCAAGCCTGGTCGTTGCCCCTGTGGCAATGTGCAGCGTCCCCCGGTCTGTGGTAAAATGCGCTTCGCCGGGAAGCATGGATGCGGCGGGCAAATTGGCTTTGAGGCCACGCTTGATCTGTATTCTGGGCATAGTCTGTCCTTTGAAGAAAATATTATTGGAACGTCCCGCAATCAATGGTCTCGGGCAGTTGCCCAGGTGGGCCGGGCGGGCCGATCACTGTCGGGATCGCCGCTGGAGCATGAGCGGCCGCCACCGCAGCGACGCGATCATCGGGCCCGCGCCAGCGCAAAACCAGCGGCGGGTCGGGCTGACGCCATTGCAACAGCAGCGTCATGCCGACACGCTTTCGCGGATGGTGAGCGCGATGCTTTCGGTAATGACCACGCCACCTGCGACCTGCAGCCGCGCATCGGCGAGATAGGACCCCGCCGCCAACCCCGCCGAAGCCGCAGCATCAATGGTCAACGTCCAGCCCGCCGGAATTGCGCCTTGCGCCGCCCGGGACGATACCGAAAAAGCGGCCGCCACCGGGGTCGTGGCGTCGACGCCCGAACGCCCGGGCGGGACGGCCTTCATATGCGCCGTCATGGCTGTCACGGCCGCCGGATCACCGGCCACCGCATCGAGGGCGAGCATGATCGTCTCGCCCCGCTGGAAGATATAGGATGTCATAATGCATCTCCGCATCCTCCCCACCGCCCAGCGATGGGGAGGATATCGCGCCTAGTTCGCTGCAAATTTCATCAGCTTGATCGCTTCGGAATTGGTCACCGCCCCGCCCAGCCTTTTGGTCGCATAGAAATGGACATAGGGCTTGTTAGAATAGGGGTCGCGCAAGATGCTGGTCTCAGTCCGCTCCGCAATCAGATAGCCCGCACGGAAATTGCCGAAGGCGATCGACAGGCTTCCCGCCGCGATATCGGGCATATCCTCCGCCTCGACCACCGGATAGCCAAGCAGCATATCGGGTTGCCCTGCCGACAGGCCGGGTTGCCAGATAAAGGCCCCTTCGCTGGTCTTGAACTTGCGGATCGTCGCCAGCGTCGATGCATTCATCACCCAGCTTGCCCCCTGACGATAGGGCGCGCGCAAGGCGTGGACCAGTTCGATCAGCCGGTCTTGCGGATTGGCCGACGCAAAACCGCCCGCCGCCCCCGCCGCCACATATTGCAGCGTCCCGAACGCCCGGGTCGCATCGCCCGTGCTGGCAACGGCACTTCGGAGAAATCCTTTGGGTTTGTTGATGCCATCGCCATTGACGAAGGCAGCCCCTTCGGCCTTGGCAAATTCGGTGGCGATTTCTCCGGCAAGCCAGCTTTCCACATCAAAAGCCGCATCGTCGAGCATCGCCTGCGTCGCCGCCGGATTGGCATACAGCTCGCCAAAGCTGGGGACGATTTCGTGGAAGGTTGGCGTCGCGGTCTCGGGGCGCGTCGCCGTTTCCGAAGCCCAGCCGGAGGTAACGCCATTTTGCGTCACCAGCTTGCGATAGCCCGCCGACCCCACACGCACCACATTGGCGATGCTGCGGATGGGGGAGATATCGCGCAAGGTCGCGTCAATCGCGGCATCAATTTCCTGCGGAACGGCATAGCCGCCATCGGCTGCGACCGTGCCGGTAACGCTTTTCAGCTCCACTTCGGACCCACGGCGCAGATAGCCGTTCACAAAGGCGGTTTTCCCCGCGTCCTGTGCCTGCGCCCCCGACAGCGCTGGCCGTGTGATGGCGCTTTCCACGCACGCGTCTTCAAACACCGCATCGAGCGATGCGGCTTTGGTTTCATAATCCATGTCATTCTCCTTGGTTGTGAAATTCCTCCACCGCCAGTACCCGCGCGAGCGGTTGCATGGGGTGGGTAACAATGCTGACCTCGATCAGGTCGAGGTCGGTCAATTCGCGATAGGCCCCGCGCTGCATTGCGCGGACGCGATAGCCAAAGGACAGACCCGACCCGGCGCGCACGGGCACAGCCTCATCATCAAGCCGTGCAATCACGCGCAGGCCGCGATCATCTTCGGACAGGCTTTCGACAAAACCGATGCGGCGGGCGCAGTCATGTTGCCACAATAAAGGCAATCCCGCCTTTGCCGCCTGACCGAACGCCCCCTTTCGCACCACATCGCCGCCCCGGTCGGGCGCGTCGAAAATGGCGGCATAGCCCGCAATTCTCATCGCAGCACCAGCCCCGGCAGGCCAAGTTTGACCGCCAGCCCGATCAGCAACAGCGCCAGCGCCATGCGAACCACCCAGCCGATGGCGGCCTTGCCTGCCGACCGCTTGGCATCGCGCCACGCCGACAGCAATTCGCGCAGCTCGCCCATGTCCTTTGCCGCATGGCTGTCATCCAGCCCCAATTGCGCCAGCGCACGACGCGCACCACTTTCGGAGGCCTGCTCCAGCAGGCCTTGCAGATTGTCTTGTGTCATGTGAGATTCCTCTATGTAATTCGCCGAAATATAGGCTAAGATCATAATATGGGACGGTGGATCTTTATAACCTTGTGCATCCTGCTTCTGGTGGCGGGCGGCTATTGGTATCTAAAACGCGAAGGCATCCAAAGCTGCAACGCGATCGGCGGCGAATGGGATTATGCCCGCTGGAAATGCAATTCGGGTTAGGTCATACCCACCGCCGCGCGTTTTTCTTCTGTGGTCAGGAAGTCGGCATTTCCGACCTGAATCCATAGCCGTTCACGGTCTTCGGATAGGGCGGGGATGGCGTTTGTTTCGATATCCAGATGCAGGCCGTCAAACCATGGGTGCAAACCCTGCTGCAATCCGTTGAGCAGCTTGTATCCCAGCGGCGCGATTCCCTGGCTCCACAGGGCGCGGTTCGCCTCCCGGTAATTGGCATAGGTTGCATCGCCCGGCAGCCCGAGCAGCACCGGCGGCACCCCGAAAGCGAGCGCGATTTCGCGGGCGGCGGCCTCTTTCAACCCTGCAAAGTCCATTTCCGCAGGGGTCAGTGCCATCGTCTGCCACCGCAACCCGCCTTCGAGCAGCATGGGCCGCCCGGCATTGCCTGCCCCTTGAAAACTGGCCTCCAATTCGGCTTTCAATCGCTGATATTGATCGGCGGACAGGGTGCCCGAACCACTCTCGCCCGACACCGCATCATAAACCAGCGCCCCTGATGGCCGCGCCGCATTGTCAAGCAACGCCTTGTTCCACCGCGTCGCTGAATTGTGGATCGCCATTGCGCCCGCCGCTGCTTCCAGACAGCCCAGACCATAATGGTCGTTCAGCGGGTGCATCGACCGGATGTGGATGACCGCATCACTGGGCAAGCGGGTCGTCACTTCGCCTGCGCGATAGACAAAGGCGACCGGCCAGCCGCGCATATCGGCCTCGATCGTCACCCGTTCGGGCCGCAGCGCGAACAGTTCGGCGGGGCGGCCATCGGGGCCGGGCAATATCTCGATATAGGCATTGCCGTGCAGCATCAGATGCGTCGCCGCCGCGGCTATTAACGACTGCCCCGCTGACACCCGATTGACCAGATCAAGCGCCACCGCGTCATTCGAAGTCAATGGCGCCGCCGCCAGCCCGTCCACCACCAAGCCCAGCGCACGTTGCGCGATGGCATTGCCAAGATACAGCTCACGCAATTGCGCCTCATAATTGCGGGGCCAATCGCCAAGCATTGCCTGCCCATAGGTCCGCACACCCGATAGACGGTCCTGCCGGACATGCGTTTTGGCCGGACGCGCAAAGCCGCGTCCGGTTGATTTCCAACCGAAGATATTCAT